CCCGGTGATTCCAGACAAGATGCTAACCTGCGTCATAACGGTGGCCCTGTGTGATTTTTAACCAGTGTCAAGCATTGTATGAAAAAATGTCTCGCCCGTTCCGAATATCGCCTACCAGGGGAATAAACGATGTCCACCATCAACCAGCTGTTTGCCGCAATGAGCGTTCAGGGTTCCGACCTGATCCCCGTGTTCACCAGCGGTTCGCAGACCACGCGCCGAATCACCGTGTCGCAATTGCTGGAGTTCATCGCGGCCCAACAGCCGGCGAATGAATCCACTGTGTCGACCCAGTACGCCGCGCCAGGCGTGAACGGCTTTACCGTGCAGATCATCCAGCCGATTACCGGCGGCCCGGATGTGCACATGATCATCAACCCGCTGACCGACTACGCGACCGGTACCATCCAGTTACCGCCGTTCAACACCGCGTTCGATGGCCAGCAAGTCCTGGTGACCAGCACCAAGGCCATCACGGCGCTGACAGTGGATATCAACGGGGCTTCGGCTGGCTTTGGCCTGCCTACCTGGATGAGCGCCAATGATGCATTTGTGCTGGCCTTCGATCAGCCATCGGCAAGCTGGTACATGATCGGCCGAAGCGTTCCAAATCCGGTGGACACCTCGACCGCGCAGACGCTGACCAACAAAACGCTTTCATTTCCAACCATCAACGGCGGGAACCTGAACGCGATCAACATCGGCGGCTCCTCGACTGGTGACCTGACCGGCTTTACTGGCCTTCCGATCCTGACTGGCGTAGCCGGCCTGGGTGCAAACATGGCGCTGTTTCTCAACAACCCGACGTCGGCGCGATTCGCCGCCACACTACTGGACGAAACCGGTACCGGGCTGGTGGTGCTGAACAATGCCCCGACCTTCCTGGCGCCGCGCCTGGGTACCCCGTTCAGCGGCATCCTGACCAACTGCACCGGCTTGCCGATCGATACCGGTGTGAGCGGGCTGGCGGCTGGTATCGCGCTGTTCCTGGGTACGCCTACCTCGGCCAACTTGGCCGCAGTTGTGAGCGATGAGACTGGTAGCGGCCCGCTGGTGTTCGCCACTGGGCCCACCCTGACCGCGCCGACCATCAACGCGCCATCGTTCGGCGTGCCGGTGACCAAGACCGCAGCGTTCACCCTGGCGGCCAACGAAAACATGGTGATCTGCAATGGCACAGGGAGCATCCCGGTCACGTTGCCGGCCGCATCGTCTGCACCTGGTCGAGCAGTGCGAATCAAGAACATTGCCGCGTTCACCGTGACGTCGGCAACTGCCAACGTGGTGCCGCTTGCCGGTGGCGCTGCCGGTACCGCCATTTTGCCGGCCACCGCCGGGGCTACTGCCCTACTGGTCAGCGATGGTACTAACTGGATCATCATGGCCTAATCGCCACACTTACCGAGGAGTCACCGCAATGACCATCAAAGCCCCTGCCAACCCGTCCTACGGCAATGCATCTGGCGTGGCCGCCACGTCCACATCGCAAACCGTGGTACTCAAGGCCAAGACCAAGCAGGTCATGATTACCAACACCGGGCCAGATGCTGCTTACGTGCGCATCACGCCGGACATCCTGGCCGCCACCTCGGCAGATGCCATCCTGCCGCCCAACAGCATCCCCATCGTGTTCACCAAGGGGGAGGAAATCCTAAGCATCACCGTAGTTTCCGGTGGGACTACCTCTAACCTGCACATCATGCCGTGCGAAGGCTTCGGCTCTCTTTGAGGAATAACCCATGGCCATTAACTACCAGAAATTCTTTGCGCCGCAGACGCTGACAACCTCGGCGGCCGTGATCTACACGGTACCCGCCACCCCGGTTTCGAACCTGTTCCGGGGCGGCCGCGTGCGCCTGACCAACAGCACCAACGCGCCGAAAACCGCTCGCCTGCATGCGGTACCAGCATCCGGCGCCGTGGCTGACGTGAACGCTTTTTTCTTCGACCAGACCGTGCCGGCCTTCGGGTATGTCGACGTGGACGTGCCTATCCTGGCCGCAGGCGACACGCTCCAGGGATTGGCATCAGCAACACCTGGTGTCGGAATCCAGGCCATGACCGGCGGGGTGTTCTCGGCATGAAGAATTTTCTGTTGCTCAACCAGGGCTTGGACGTCACACCGTTGCGTCTGGCCATCGCGCGCCGGCCCGAGTTGTGGGCCGAGGACACTTTTCTGCGTCACTATCCCCAGGGGCCTTTCGAAGATGTGGAAACTATTTTTCTCCGGTTCCCGGAACGCGTGGTTTTCGATGATGAGGACGTGGCCGAGCAGGAAAGGAAGGTGGCCCTGTACAAGGCAAATCAGCTCCCAGGATTCGACCAGCACGAATCGATCGATTACCCGGCCTATGCCCTGTTTCCTCAAGCGCGCGAACTGGTGCTGGCGCTGATGACCCGGGTCGGCGGTGTGCGCCTGGGCCGCGTGATGATCAACAAGATTCGCCCCGGCGGCCGCATCTTCCCGCACGCGGATTCACCGGAACACGCCAACTACTGGAACAACCGCTTGCACGTCGTGTTGCAATCGCTGCCCGGGAACGACTTCCGCTGTGAGGATGAACACGTCCACATGCGCACCGGGGAGGTGTGGTGGTTTGATCACCGGCTTGAGCATGAAGTGGTCAACAACAGCGCAGACGACCGTATCCACCTGCTTGTTGATATTCGGAGCTGAAACCATGCTGACTTCCCACGTCGAACCGCTCATGTCGCAGATCGAGGAAATGAAAGCCCTTTTCCCACTGCATTACGAGGAACTGGCGCTTAATCAGGACAAGGTACCCCTATCGCCGCAATGGGTGACCTATTCCGCCAAAGAGGATGCCGGCCAGACCGTTTACGTCACGCTGCGCGAGGCTGGCCAGCTGTTGGGCTACATTGTGACGTTCGTTGCACCTGGTCTGCATTACGAAACATGCCTCACTGCGCACATGGATATCCTGTTTGTTCGGCCTGATCGGCGTGACACCGCGGCCAAGGGCGTATTGCTGATGATGCGCACCCTGGAGGATGAGTTGCGGCGCCGTGGGGTGCAGCGTTGGTTCATGGGCACCAAGTTGCATAAAGACATCGGCGCAATCTTCCGTCGACGGGGTTTCGAACCCGTTGAAATGACTTACACCAAATGGCTTGGGGAGTAATAAACCATGGTCGCAGCAGCAGTAGGGGGTGCCGTCGTAGCAGGCGGCATCTACAGCTCCAGCCAACAGGGCAAAGCAGCCGGTAAAGCCGCTGACGCCCAGTCGGAAGCGAGCCAGGCCGGCATCGAAGAACAGCGCCGGCAATTCGACGCCATGCAGACCTTGCTCAAGCCGTATGTGACGGCCGGCAACCAAAGTTTGGCGGCTCAACAGAACCTGCTGGGGCTCAATGGTACCGCCGCCCAGCAGCAGGCCATCAACGGCATTAAGGCCGGCCCCGCGTACACGTCCGCCATGCAGTCCGGGGCCAACCTCATCACACAGAACGCGGCCGCTACTGGTGGCCTGCGCGGCGGCAACGTACAGGATGCCCTGGGGCGCTATGGCGGTGACCTGCTGACCACGCTCACGCAAAACCAGTTCACCAACCTGGGCGGCCTGACGTCGCTGGGGCAGAACGCGGCGGCACAGACGGGTAACGCGGGCATGCAGTCGGCCAACAACGTTTCGACGCTGCTGGCGCAACAAGGGGCGGCACAGGCGGGTGGCTACATTGCCCAAGGCAACGCCAATGCCGGAATGGCGAACTCCCTGTTGCAGGGGCTGGGCGCCTATGGCGGCATCAGCAAAACATTCTGAGGACATGACCCATGGACCCAATCAACTACACCGGGCTACAAACCCAGCTGAACCCAGGGCAAGCAATTCTCGGTGGGCTGCAAACTGGCGCCGCGTTCAGCGATCAGCAATTTAAGAATGACCAGCAGGCGCTGGCATTGCAGGCTCAACAGCGCCAGCAACAAGACCTGATGAAGCTGATGCAGAACCCCAACCCAACGGCCAAGGATTATGCCGACTACACCCTGCGCAATCCTGCCCAGGCCGACGCGGCCAAGCAGTCGTTCAGCCTGTTGGATGAGTCGCGCCAGAAACAAACCATTGGCATTGCCTCCCAGGTCTATAGCGCGCTCCAGTCCGGCCGCCAGGACATCGCCCAGCAGCTGCTCGAGCAGCAGCACGAGGCGTTGAAGAACGGCGGCAACGCTGGCGACCTGCAAGCCAACGAGACCTTGTTGCAGGTGGTCAAGGATGATCCCAAATTAGCCACGCACATGGCCGGCACCTTTCTCGCCTCGGCCCTCGGGCCAAAAAACTTCGCGTCGACCTTCGAAAGCTTGAGCAAGGAAGCCAGGGAAAACGCCCTGGCCCCGGTCAAGCAGCAACAGGCACAGCTGGGCCTGGCTGACACCCAAAGCAAGATCGATACGCGCGCCGCTGACCTGGAGATCAAAAAAGCGGATACCCAAATCAAGGCGCTTACTGCTGGCATCGCCAAGGAAAGCAACGAGATCAAGAAAGCCTCCCTCCAGGAAAAGCTGGATGCGGCCAAAGAGAAACACGACCAGCTGACCAGGGACAAAGCGGCCAGCACGGAAAGCGCCATTTCCAGCATGGATAACGCGATTGACACCATTTCGAAACTGGAAACCCACCCGGGGCTGTCGGGCAACCTGGGTAAAACTGGCGTGCTGCCGAACATCCCGGGTAGCGATGCATCCAATGCGGCCGCCCTGATTGAGCAGCTGCAATCCCAAACTTTCCTGGGCTCCATCCAGACCATGAAAGGCATGGGCGCGCTGTCTGACGCCGAGGGTGCAAAACTCAACAACGCTATCGCTTCGCTGAGCACCAAGCAGAGCGAGCCGCAATTCCGCGCCCAGCTGTCCAGCATCAAGACCCTGTTTGAAAAGGGCCGTGAGCGCGCAGCCAAGCAGGCCGGAACCACGATTGCACCGCGTCAGGGTGTGGTGATGAACCACCCAACCTACGGCGCAATCACCAATGAGCGGATGGAGGCGGCGGCCAAGAAGTACGGCATCACCGTTGATCAACTGCGTGAACGTCTCCAGGGGAATCAGTAATGGCCGAGTTTCCTAAGTCCTTTGATGATCCTGCTTATGACGCGGCCGATTCGTCGGCGGCGGCCACGGCCGGTATTGACCCAATCCTTTTGCGGGCTATCCGCACCAGGGGCGAACAGTCGAATGCCGACCAGGTGAGCAGTAAGGGCGCAACGACCCCGTATCAATTTATCCCGGCGACCCGCAAGGCGATCTTGGACAAGTACGGGATCGACGTCACCCTCAACCCACAGAATGCATCCCTCGGCGCCGCCTACCTGCTCAAGGAAGGCATTGACCGCAACGGCGGGGATGCATCGGCGGCCGTGGCCGAGTATCACGGCGGTCTTGATCGCAAGCAGCATGGGCCGATCAATCGCGCATACGTGGAACGGGTCATGGGCGGCGCGCAGGAAGACTTTTTAGACCAACTGGCGCAAGAGGTCGCGCAATCCACTAAAACGCCTCCAGCGCAGCCAGGCGCAGCCACAGCGCCAGAAGCTGGGGCCCAGGCTGCGGCAGATCCACTTGATGAGCTGGCCGCGTCCATCGCTGCGGAACCTACCCTTGGCCAGAAAGCCATGGACATCGTGAGCGGCGATCTGCGCAAGACTCCAGAAACCGAGGCCGCACCCGACTGGACGCAGCTACCCGAGTACGCCAACAACTTCGGTTCGGCTGGGTGGAAGGCCGCCATCGGCACCACGTTCTCGAACCCCGAAGAAACCGCCCGGGTGATGAAAGCGAACTTCCCCGACATCCAGGTACGCCAGGACGATAAGGGTAACTACTTCCTCAAGTCGGCCGAGGACGGCAAGGAATACGCCATCAAGCCAGGTTTCAGGGCTACCGATGCCCCGCGCGCCGTGGGCAGCATTGCAGCCTTTTTGCCGGTTGGGCGCTTCGCCTCGATCCTTGGCCAGGGTGCCGCAGCTGCTGGCATCCAAGGCGCCATAGAAGGTAGCCAGGCCGCAACCGGCGGTACATTCAACCCGGGTGACGTGCTGGCCGCTGGTGCGCTGGGTGCTGCTGTGCCTGCGGCCTCCCGCGCAGTGTCGGCCGTGGCCAACCGTCTTGGTGGTGCTGACGATGTGGCGGCCGCCGCTGCCCGTGGCACCCCTGAACCGGCGCCGGCTGGCCAGCCAGTAGCACAGCCAGAAGTTGTTCCACCAGCGAGCCCGGAAGCCGCTCGAGCAGCACAGGCGGAAATGGCCGCAGCGCGCCAGGGTGAGCAGGCAGCACAAGCGCCGTGGATGCTTCGAGTGGGTGACAAGGATGTGCCGGTGGAAGTATTGCCGGCCACTCACACCGGGCCAGACGGTACCGTTTACCAGCGTGTTGTGTACGCCGGAAAGGAACAGTTTGTGCCAAGCAACTCATTGACGCCGCCGGCTGTTGTGGCGCCGGCCGAGGCAGCGGCGCAGGCCGCCCCAGCGGAAGCCGCCGCACCAGCAGCGACCATTCCCGAGGCTGCGCCATTGCCAAGTGCTGCACCGTTGGCCCAGGCCGATCTGTCCGCAGTGGCCAAGGAAGCCGCGACCGGTACCGGGCGTGCACAGACGCGCGCCCAGCAGATCCTCGCCGAACAGGCCGCCCCCGATGCTGAAACCGTTGCGGCCGCTCGCCGCCTGGGCATCGAGGACAACCTACAGCCCGATCACATCACCACCAACCAATCGTTCCGGGAGCTGTCGCAGGCGGTTAAGTCGATGCCTGGCAGTGAGGCGCGGGCGCAGGAACTGGAAGGGTTGCAGGCGGTGGCCAAGCGTGCCGACGACCTGGTGACAGAGCTGGGCGGCACCAAAGACCTGTCGACCCTATCTGAGAACGTCAAAAATCAGATGGTTAAGACGGTCGACGACCTGGAAGCACAGGGCAATGCGCTTTACGACAGCATTCGTAAGCAGATCCCGAACGACACCGAAGTGTCGGCGCCGTCTACCCTGGCATTCATCGATCAGCGGGCCAAGGACCTTGGCGGAACGCAGTATCTGACGCCGCTGGAAAAGAAAATCCTGAGCCGGCTTTCTCCCAAGACAGTCACGCGCGCCGAGCAGGTTCCAGGCCGCACTGGCGTGACCAGTGCAACCACTCGCCAGGTGGAGAGTACCCGTCTGCCGCTGTATGCAAACATGGACGATGTGAGGAAGGCCGCCGGCCAAGCCACACGCATGCAAGGGCCGTTCAAGGATGCCGATAGCGGACTGGCGAAAAAACTGTACAGCCTGTTGACCGATGATCAAGATGCGGCTGTTCTACCATTCGGCATGAAGGACGTCAGCGATGCAGCCAAAGCAGCCACCCGCACCCGGAAGGCCCTCGAAGATGATGTGGTTTCGCTTTTCGGTAAAAACCTTGGCTCTAGCCTCGTTGGCAATCTTGCTGGCGGTGTGCAAGGTTTGGGTAAAGGTGACACTTCTAAGTTCCTGAAACTGATCAACGCTGTACCGCAGCCAATGCGGCAAGAGGTCGCCGCGTCAGCCCTGAACTACGGTTTCCGCAATGGAGCCAAGGCCGGCGATTTGAATTTCCGCACCTTCGCGCAATGGTTCGAGGGCCTGCAACAGAACAAGCAGGCCTACAACGCGTTGATGGCCAACCTCCCCAAAGAAGCCCCGCAAATGCTCAAGGATCTCTATCGAATCTCGAGCGGCATTTCTGCGGCCAGCAAGGAACGGATTATGACGGGGCGCCTCAACGCCATTACCAAAGAGTTGCAGGGGCCAGACAGCGCGTTACAGCGCGTTTACCAGGCTGCGGCGAAGGTTGCCGGGGTTTCGGCGATGGAGGCCGCCACAAGCGCGGTGGGCGCCCCTGGCGCTGGCCTGGCTGCGGGCATTACCTCGGCACTGATGAAGGGCAAGCCCGATGTGATGAAGGCCGCCGATAAGCTGATCTCCGACCCGGCGTTTATTTCCATGGCCAAGGCCTCGATGCGCGGTGAGGCGCCCAAGGCTGCAACCGTGAAACACCTGGCCAAGTCGGCGCAGATGCGGGAGTTTTTCCAGAAGGCCGGCAAGCCCCCTGAAATGCGGAACCATGAAGAATGGTTGATGGGCCTGTTCCAATCCGCCAACGAAAGCCAGAACTAGGAGTGCCACCCATGTCCATCGTGATGCAAATCAACCCGTTCGATTACTTCGCCGACCTGAAAGGCGATGCGCTGGACGAGGGCTATATCTGGATTGGCCAACCCAACAAAGACCCGCGCCAGTTCCCCGTCGCGGTCTACTTTGATGCGGCCCTGACCATTCCGGCCGCCCAGCCGCTGCGCACGAACGCCGGTTACATCGTGCGCGGGAACGCTCCCACCTTCCTGTACATCAACGGCAATTACAGCGTGTTGGTGGAGGACAAGAAGCACCGCCGGGTGTTCTACGTTGCTGACTTCCTGCTGACCGGCAACAGTGGCGCTGTTTCGATTGGCGACCTGATGAACACCGACGACCCGTTGAAGGGTGACAACCTGGTGGGCTTCAAGCAGCCTTCGGCCGGCGCCATCGCGTCGACCGTGCACAACAAGCTGTTGCAATACTCGAGCCCCCAGGACTATGGCGCCAAGGCTGATGGCGTGACCGATGACACCGCCGCAATCAACCTGGCCATTGTCGCGTGCGCAGCAGAAAACAAGATTCTGGAGTTCACCAACGGGATCTACCGCGCGCGCCGCATCGCCCTGGTATCTGGTATCACCATTCGCGGGAAGGGCGGCATTATCCAGCCATTGAGCGGCGACTTTGTGCTGCCAAGCGGCTTGCACGACACCGCATTGTTCGAAGGCTCGAACCTGACCGATGTGTCGATTCAAGGTCTGTCGATTCGCCAGGCAAAGCCCGAGGATCGGTGCGGCGCATTCCTGTTCGATACCTGCACGGACTATGACGTCAAGTTCAATTACATCGAAGTGAGCGCCGGCCGTGGGGTTTATTCGCGCCTGGCGGTCAACGCTGATATTTCCTCGAACATCATCCGGCTGGGCCGCAGCGGCGCGTATGGGTGCGGGATCCACTTCATCCACAACAGCCGCCGTTGCAAGGCCAACAACAACGATATCCAGGGCTACCTGGTCACCAAGGGCGCGGCGGGTTCCGGCGTACAGCCTGCGGGTGACTTGTGGGGGTCGGTGGGCATCGCCTGCAACATCACCGATTCCTTCCTGGTCACTTACAACGGCTGGAACTACAAGACCGGCTCTTACACCATCCTGAGCCCGGCGGGCACGTCGCCCTCCAGCGTTACCGTGGCAGTGCCAGGTGTCGCGGCTGACGGCTTATGGGAAGCGGCGGCCGGCCATGACGTGAGCGCCACCACTGGGTACCAGAAGCCCACCAAGATCGGCGCCGTTCTCGGTACCGATACGCTGACCATTTCCCAGCTGCCCATCAACAACCCGGGCCAGATTGTGAACTGGGCAGTGCTGGGCTATGGCAACTCGCCGCAGTTCATGGAGTTCAGCAACAACACCATCAAGGGCATGATTTTCGCCGGTATTTCGTTGATCACCGCCCGCGACGTGACCGCATGCAACAACCACATCGAATCGGTGGGCGACATTGGGTGGGACCCCGAAGGCACCCAGCGCTGCAACCTGGTGGGCGGGACGATTATTGACTGCTCGAGTGCTGGCGCGATCCTGGCGGGCTTCAAGTCTTCGGTGATCGGTACATCGTTCCAGCGCTGCGGCAACCGTAGTGCCCGCGTCGTGGGCCCGAACATTGCCTACAACTTCGCGGTGATCGGTGATGCTGTGCTGCCCTATGGTCTCAAGGGCGAAAACCGGATTGTGGGGTGCACCATGGACGGCTCGGCAATCTCGATTACGACTGACTCCAAGTGCATGGCGGTGACCATCAGCGGCAACGCGATCACCACCAGCATTCGGGCCATCGAGTGTGTGAGCGGTTGCGACATGCACGTCATTGGTAACGATGTTACTGGCAACATCAAAATGACGGACGTGCAAGAGTTCGAGGTATCGAACAACACCGTGCGCGACCCGCAGCAGAACGCCATTTGGCTGGTGGGAGCCAGTAAGTTTTCGGTCAAGGACAATACTGTAATGCGCACCACGGGGCAGTTTGCGGGCGGCAGTGGTGTGCGGTATGGCACCAGCTCAAACGGCATTATCAAAAACAACACGTATATTTCGATTGCGGCGGCCGGCGATCTCGATGACGGCGGCAACACTGCGGTAACCGTAACCGGTAGCGTCACACTTTGAGGGCTTCATCATGGCTTTAGAATTCGTACCCGCTGCAAAGAAATGGCACAAGCGCTGGACCACCTGGTTACTGGCAGCGGCCGGTGTGCTATCGAGCGTCCAGGCTTTCATGCCAGGCGTTCAGCAATACATGTCGCCGGTCACCTACAGCCTGATCATGATCGGCCTGACCCTGGTCACCGCGCTGGCCGCCCAGGTGAAACAGAAAAGTGTGTCAGGGGGTGAGCAATGAATGACGCTCGCCTGAAAAAGCAGCTCGAGGTCGATGAGCTGCGCAGCAAGAAGATTTACACCGACACCGTGGGCAAAATTTCCGGCGGCATCGGCCGCAACCTTACCGACAGGGGTTTCAGTGACGATGAGATTGACCTGATGTACGCGAACGATGTGCGCATGGCCGAGGCTGATGCCCGCGCACTGGTGCCCAACTTCGACAAGCTGAACGATGTGCGCCAGGAAGTGCTGGTGAATATGTCGTTCAACCTGGGCAAGTCGCGGCTGTCGGGCTTCAAGAAGTTCTTGGCGGCCGTGGCCATCCAAGACTTTTCCAGGGCTGCCGATGAAATGAAGGATTCGGCGTGGTATGGCCAGGTGAAAGACCGGGGTGTGCGCCTGGTCTACGCCATGCGTTTCGGGAGTTTCAAATGAGCATTACCGCAGTCATCGCGCTGATCGGCGCCGCCGTTGTAGCCCTGCTGGGTTTCCTCGGTGGTAACAAGGTCGGCAAGTCCACGGGGCGCAAGGAGGGTGCCCAGCAGGCCAACCAGGAACAGCAAATAACCCAGGCAAAGGCGACCGTTCAGGCCGTCCAGGAACGTGCAGATGTCGACCAAAAAATTGCTACTACTCCCCGCGCTGATATTGACCGCGAGCTGTCAGAGTTCAGTCGTCCCGATTGACACCGCGTGCAGCTGGGTAAAGCCGATTTACACCAACAAGGCCGACAGGGCAGTCATGGCCGATGAACTGGCGGGGCAACTCGCCGCCCACAATCGATTGTACAAAAGCCACTGCCCAGCCAAATAGGAGTTACCGCAATGTCATTCAGTCTCGGCAATCAGCCAAACGTGGTGGGCCTGACAAACCGCCAAATCAACACCATGGCCAACGAGGATTCGCGCTATGGCCTGAACACTCTCCCGGGCCGCCTGCTGTCCCGCCCGGTGGGTACTGCACTACGTGCCGCGACCCTGGGCAACTCGATCATCGCTGGCGTTAACGGGATCTCGTTCACCGACCAGGCTTTGTACGCGGGCGGCGGCAATCTCCAATGGCTGGCAAATGGCGGCGTAGCCGGCAACACCACGGCCATGATGCTGGCCCGCATTGATCAAAGCGTGCCATGGAACACCGAGGTGTGCCTGGTTATGGAAGGTTCGAACGACGCAATCAACGGCGTATCTGTCGATGACCACCGCGCCAACATGGAAGCAATTATTCAGCGCCTGCTGTTCCGTGGGATCGTCCCGGTGATCCTGGCCAGCGCCCCGGTAAACGCCCAGCCTGCGGCCGTAACAACCATGGTTGCCGCCGAGACCCTGCTGGCCCTCAAGTATGGGGTGTCGATCTATGACCCGTGGCGCAACGTCCTGGACATCGCCAACGGCCAGTGGATTGGCGCCAACACCACGGACGGAGTTCACCCGACCTTCGCGGCCGCTGTCACCGCCAAAGGCGACTTGAACGGCTTCATCAACGGCACGAACAAGGCCGCCCCCTTCGGGCCTCGAGCGAACGCCGTGGGCGTCGGTGGCTACACGTTGTCGGGTGGCAACAACCTCATGGGCACCAACGTTGCCAACGTGCCTACAGGGTGGTCACAGGCCGGCACAGCGACACCATCCATCGCGGCCGCGCCTGCTGGGTTCATCGGCAACTTTGCTCGCCTCACTGGCGCCACCGCCAGCGGCAACCCCTATCTGACCAAGACCATCAGCAGCGGGTGGGCAATCGGTGATGAGCTGGCACTGTCGTTCGCTATCGAAGTGAACGCGGGCAACACCCCCCAGCAAGTTTTCGTGACGCTGCGGGTCGACGGTGTGGAACAGCAGGTAATGCAAACGGTGGTGGCCAACATCCCCGCCCAGCGCGTGTTCTACCGCTTCAAGCCGCAGACCCAGGCCGCCCTGGCGTTCTTCGCCAAACTGAACGGCGCCGGTACGGGCAACTATGTGGGCATCGGGGAATTCGAGGTGTACAACCTGACGCGCCTCGGCGGCCTGTAACCAGGTGCAAAAGAAAGGGGCCATTGCGGCCCCTTTTTCATTCCTTCTTGTCGAACATCAACAGGTTATCGAAAGCCTCATCCCGCAGTTGCTGGGCGTGGCGTTCCTGCCTGATCTTGCTGCACCGGGCGTGAACTTTGAGGCTTCGCGGCCGGTTGCACACGTCGCAGGTGTAGGGTAGGTCAGGGCACCCGGATTGCAGTTTACCCCTCACTTTCTGGCGCCTTCCCGCAGACCTTCGCCAGACGTTCCTTGCTTTGCTCCACCAGCTTCTGACGGTCGAGGGGATCTGTCGTCAATACCGGCATTGGTACAAACTCCACCTGGTTGCGTGCCAGGCTTCGCGCCAGCTGCATTGCGGCGCGGATGTTCGGGTTTATTTCTCGCTTCATTTTCGATGTTCTCCAGCTCTATCAGTAATTTGCGTTGACGTTCCAGGCGCCGCACTGACTTTCCGAAGCGCTTGGCCAGGACAGTCAGCGGGATATTGCGTGCCAGGATCAGTTGGTTTTGCGCTTCCGTGTAGCGGACCGCCTCCATCACCTCGGCAATGAAACTCATGGTGCATCGTCCAGAATTTCGAAGCGCCGATAGTTCAGCTTGTACAGGTGCATCGCCAGCTCTTGGTGTGTGACGCGGGCGCCGGTCAGGCCGTGATATTCGGCGATCTCATCGGCCAGTTTGTCGATGGCATCGCTACGGGCATCCGCATTTACTTCAGCGGCCGTCTTTTCGGGCCTATCAAAAACCTGCCAGCCAGATTTCCCAACCATGTCTTTTTTGAGGTACGCGGTAGAACTGATGTGCTGGTATCGGTCGCCAGTGTCAGTGCAGAAAAATTCCTTTTTAAATTCGGGATCGGTGCACTTAATCAGGTGGGTTGCACGATCAGGCCATTCAGTTTTCATCGGTCTAACTCCAGTTTCGGGGGGGGGTGGTGTTATTGGTCGTCGTCCAGCTCGTCGCGGGCCCGCTCGATTGCTTCCTGCTCGTCGGCGCGCTCGCCAATCTGGTCTCGGATGAAGTCGATGCGTTCCTTCTGTGCGTCCCAAATATCGGTGTCGATATTGGCTTCGATTCGGCTGGTAACCAGGCTGTTCAGGTACTGCGGTGTCAGGGCGTCCAGCTCCCAACTTGATTCGCCGTATTCCTGCTGATACTGGGCGTATCTGGAGTCGGTTGTTTTGGCCGGGTTTTCTGGTGGGTTGACTTCCTCGATTTGATCCATCGATAAAGCAATACGGTCAACGGTCCACGGGCCCAGGCGATTGTCGGTGAACATCGATATGCGTTCTTGTAGGTCGCGGGTCATGTCGATCCCGCTGGGGTCGTGGTCGCCCAGGTGCAGGATAATCGGCAGCTGGCCAGCCCGCAGGCACGGCAGCAACATTTCCTTGGCGAACTCCCGCAACACGGTGCCGCTCGGGTACCCACGGGCGGCCAAGATCGGTACGTCATATTTCCGGCAAGTCGACTCGAGGACGCCCACCAACGCCTCTTTCTCGATGATCACGAACACCCGGCTTTCCTGGTCAACCCAACGATCTTCATCGTATTGGCGCGCGCAAGCCCTGATGATCTCGCCGCCGGATGTCCAGTGGGAGCCGGTAACGAACTCCCGCGTGCGGTCCACGATTGCATCCCAATCGAGTTCGCCGGCCAGCTTGGCGTCGTTGATAATGCTGGCCGCGCGCTTGTAGGACTGGAGCGTGTTTTCAATCACGCCACGGGCCACGAGCTGGTAATACAGCTGGCGCACGGTCAGGTCATAGCCCTGGCGCTGATACTCATCAATGATGGAATCCATCGTGTAGATCAGTTCGGCATGGGCCTTGGAAAAAACTTTGGGGATGTAGCATTGCTTGCTCATCGGTCATTGCTCCAGTTGCCGGCGGTGCCGGCTGTAGGGGTCGTTATTCGAAACCACGGGCTTGCATGGCAAAGAACACTTTGGCGCACGCCTCGGCGTCAGGGCGCGCCCGGTGGGCCTGGCCAATCACCTCACCAGGAAAGAAGAACGACAGCGCTTCTTGCATGGTTGGCGTTTTGAACGTGTTCTTGAAACGGCTGTTCAGCATCTTTTCAGTGGGCGGGCATTTGACGATGTTCTTTGTGCTGTTGGCGGTGCAGTAGACGGGCTTCAACTTGAAGCGGTCGGCCGGCGCATCGCCAAAGTAGCGCTTGATCGCGATCCGCATAATACGGTCGTCAAAGCTGACGTTGTGGGCCACACGAACGTCGGCCTTTTTGTGGACCTGGCCAAACTGGTGAACGGCTTCAATTTCAGGGATTCCGTTGATGATGAGGAAGTCCGTCGACAGCCCGGTCAACTCCTCGACGTCCTGCGGGATCACCCAGCCATCGGGCTTTACCAGGGCGTCCATGTATTCGATCACCTCACCCTCACGGCTGAACAGGATGCAACACAGGTCTGTCAGGTGCGGCTGGTTGGCGCCCTCGCTGGGTTCTTTCCAGATCGGCAAGCCGGTGGTTTCGGTGTCGTAGATGGCGAAGCGTGTGGCTTTGGTCAAGATTTCGATAGTCATGGTCTTACTCCAGTTGCGTGTTTTTCCACATGAAAAGAGGCGCCTTACATCAGGCATTCGATAAAGATTTGCGCTTGCGCAGCGTTAACAGCGTTTCCGTAGGCGCGCAGTCGTCCCACGCGATTGGGAGCCCCATTAGCCAGCGGGAATGTGCCGGGTTCAACTGGCCGCCACTTTCCATCCCGGCAGAGGAGCCAATCAGCAGCTGACCACAGGCTGTAAACCGCGCCGGTTGATCCATTTTCAGCAGCACCACCACATCCCCCAGCCTGGGCCCCCGGTCCCTGCCGTCCTGGCGCATTGCCCTGTCCATCGTCCCCGACCGGGAGTCGGATGTGATCGGCGTTGGCCAACCCGCCATTTTCGACATCTGGCCCAGGCTCTGCCCCGTCATCCCCTCGGTGATCCCCGTCCCGCCGCGCGTCCCGTCCGAGTGTGCCGGTGTCTGCCAGCCCGCCATCCCCGCCGCCCTGGGCAGATCCCGGGCACTGTGACGGCTGTTGTTCTCCTCGGCCCCGCAACTGCCGTTCCAGTCCAGCACCAGGGGCGTCGGCCACCCGGCCATCCTGGAAGCACCCGCCAAGGTTTCGATTCCCCGATGGGTTTCCGGCTGCGTCTGCGTGTTGGTTGTTGGTGTTGGCCAGCCGGCGAGCGGCGCCGTCTCGCTCAATCCCATCATGCCCGGCCGAGGGCTTACCGCTCCCCGCTTGGTCGCGTCCGTCGCTGTGCAGGTTGGCCAGCCCGCCAGGTGTACGGCTTGATTGTTCAGTTGCTCGCCCTTCGACCCGCCGCCCCGCTCGGCCCACGGCTCCAAATTTGCCGTGCGGAAGTCCCTCATTGTTGGAGTGGCCCACCCAGTAGATGCGGTCCCTGATGTGCGGGGCACCGACGCTCGCAGCCGGAAACGGGACGGCCCCGTAGGAGTAATCCATGGTTTCCATGTCAGCCTGTACAAGGTCGACCCAAGGCCCAATAATTTTTCCTGCAACCTGTTCTCCAACAACGACTGGAGGGCGGCGCTCCCCGATGAGCCAGGACAGACTTGGCCATAGGTGCCTTGGGTCCGCAAATGCAGCTCCAAGGCCTGCCGCGCTGAAAGGCTGGCACGGGCAACTGGCAGTCCAGATTGGTCGCGTATCGTCCCATCCAGCGCGACGAAGTGCGAGGGACCAAACTCCAATCCCGGCGAAGAAATGGCATTGCGTGAAGCCTTTGAGGTCGTCCGGCGTGACATCTTCAATACTCCTTTCGTCCACGTAGCCGGGCGCGATGTGCCCGGCCTTGATCAAGTTCCGTAGCCATTGGGCGGCATACGGGTCGAACTCGTTGTAATACGCCGTATGCGCCACTGATCAGGCTCCCCGAACGGTGCCGTTTTCGATGAACACCTGGGTCACCTCGGCCGGCATGCTCGGCCAAACATCCTTGGCGGTACCGCAGATAATCGCTTGATCCATCAGGTTCATGGCCACCAGCTCCAGCAGCAAGCCGACCAGCTGCCCGCGCCCCTTGATGTCCAGAACGTCGAACCGATCCAGGACCAGAAAGCGCAGTTCGGAGATTTGGGCGATGGCGCAGGCAATCAGCGTGTCGATACGCCATTTTGCCGACTCGCTCATGAGGCCATACAGGCGGCCGGCGGCGGTGATTTCCATGTCGTTGCCGATCACCACCTTTTTCCAGCCCGACAGCCGCGACAGGATGGCGAGCGAATCGTTTACCGGCTTGATGGCGGTTGCCAGGATTTCGGCCGGGATACCGTCCGGTGCCAGGGCGTCGGCAATTTCCAGCCATGCCAGGACGTCCTGGTGGTGTTTCTTGGCGTCGGCGTTGGTCTGTTCGGCGGTTTCCAGCAGTTCCTGGCGCTGTTTCATGGCCTCGACACGGATACGCAACTTGCCGGCACGGTCGCGGCAACCCGCCAGGGCTTCCTGTGCAACGCGTAGGGCGTCCTCTTTGACATCCGGCACGCCAGCGGCGATGTGTGCTTCCAGGTCGTTGGCGGCATTCTGCGCGGTCGTGACGGCGGCAATATCGTTGTCGATAGTGCGTTTCATCATGTCGATGGCGCTTCGGGTCTTGGTCAGGTTCAGCGCCAAATCGCTGGTGGCCTTGGTGTCAGCCTTGAGCCCGGCGAATTTCTCCAGGGTCTGGCCCTTGATCGTCAGTTCAGCATCGCAGCAAGGGCACTTGACCGGTACCACACCGGCCTGGGCCTCGGCCAATTTGGTCTGGTTGGCCTTGAAAGAGTTTTCCAGTTCTTCCAGCGATTCGCGGTCGGTCTGGAGCTTTACCTGGGCCCGCTGCAACAGCCCGGCGGCCTCCTCCAGTTCATCCTTGCGGGTGTAGAACGTGGCGGCCTGTTCGATCTGCCCTTCCAGTTTGGTGATGTAGGCAATACCGTTTTCGACGTCGGCCTGTTCCTTGGCGTGCTTTTTGATTTCTTTGTTGATGGCTTCGGGCGAAACGTCCGGCATGTCCGGGGCTTCGGGGATGTGGATTTTCCAGCCCTCGGACTGCTTGGAGCCCCAGTTGTCGCCGGTCAGTTGCCGGAACGCGCCCTTGGCTTCCTTGGCGCGGCTGGCGGCCTCATCGGACGAGGACGGGAAACCACCTTTCAACAGCGGCTTGATGATTTCCACCAGATCGGGGCGGCATTTGCGCTCAAGCAGCATGCCCACGGTGGTGTCGGTGCTGGCGCGGCAGTTGGTCAGGCGGAACAGGAACGAACGGCGCTCGTCCGTGGATTTCTCGGCGAACAGACTGGTCTTGATCAGGTACGGCAGATGTTCTACGCCGGGCAGATTGGCCACCTGATGTTCACCGCCGGGCAACTTGTATTCGCCCAGCACCGCATCGCCGTTGGCCAGGGTCACGCGGCCCTTTTTAGAATCATCGTGCAGCAGCTGGCCAAGTTCCTTTTTCAGCTTTACCCGGGAAGGCTCGCCGAGGATTGCCATGCTGATTGCATCGCTCAAGCTGGATTTCCCGGCCTCGTTGTTGCCCAGCACCATCAGTAATGGGCTGTTCAATTCGATGTCGACGCGGGAAAGGGCCAGAACATTGGATACTTCGATTTTGGATATTTTCACGGCTTTGAGTTCCTATTTGTGGTCGGGGCTTTGCAGCAGCTGTTGGGTTTTTTCATAGCGCTTTCGTTCCAGCTGGACCATTTGGCGGAACCACTTACCGCCCAGGTGTTCACGGAAGAACTCCCAGTTCTCATCGTCCATTCGGAGCGTTCTACTTTTCTGCGGGTTGGCTACCCGTGTGGTTGCGGGCTTTTTGGTGGTCATGGTGGGTTGCCTCTCATAATCTTGCACTTGCATTGTATGGGGTGTATTGCACTTGCGCAACGCAATTGCATAAAAAAACCCCAGCGGGTTAGGCCGGGGTTTTCCGTCGTGCGCTGCGGCGTTACTCGTCGTTGGTCAGAACGGTGCGGGTGCCCAGCTCGTCGTCAACTGGGGAAATGACGCCATCCAGCTCCAGGCGGTCAATGGCAGTTTCCACCAGGTCTGTCTCGATGTCGAAGGCAACGGCCAGGGCGCCCACGCTCACGCGGCCATCCAGGATCACCTTGGTTTTGATTTCGGCGTAAAGCTCGTCCGTCAAGACCTGGGCAACCTTCGGTGCATCGTCGTCATCGAACGACAGCGGGGTATCGCCACCGCCGGCCGTGCTGCCCGCGTCCTTGGTTTCAACCTTGGTCGCGCGCACGATCTGGTATTCGCCCTTATCATCCAGCGCGATATGACCCAGCTCGGCCAGCTTGGCCTGTACAGCCTTGGCTTTCGGGCCGCCGATTTTCAGGTGGTTTTGCAGCGATGAGGCGCCGCACACCTGTTGCTTTTTGACGAACTCGATAGCGTCAGCCACCAGCTTTTCCGGCAGTTCGATAGGCTTGGCGGCGATGGCTTTTGCAGACGTCGGGCTTTCGACCTTCGGCGCAGCTTTGCCCTTACCACCCTTTCCAGCCGGGGCTGGTGCGTCATCAAGCGGCAGTGACTTTTGATCCCTGTCCGCCTGGATATTGTCCAGGCCCTGGAAGTAGTTCATGTCGTGCAGCAGGATAATTGCCTTCTGCTTTTTGTGGGCCATATCCATAAGCTGGTAACGGCCTGGGTCGTCGCTGGCGATGATGCCGGTCAACTTGAGTTCTTTGCCGGTGTCCAGCTTCTGCAACAACAGGGGAACCTGGATAACTTCGGCTCCCACCAGGATGCTTGCAGCGGTGTAAACCGTGGCCTTGAGGTCGCTTTGCAGCTTGGCGTTTACCGCGTCCTGTTGCTGCTGGCCCAGGTCGTTATAGACCTTGGTTTGGGCGCGCATCTGGTCGATACAGGCCTGGACCAGATCGTGCAGCATGAATTCGGCGGCTTGCTCCATTGGCAACAGGCCGGCGTCTTTTGCTGCTTGCAGTACGGCTTTTTGTGCGAGATTCATACAGTTATCCTTTGGTCATGAGGGTTTTTTACTGCGGTGTTGCGGGTTACTCCATCACCGGGAGTTTGTCGGTTTTCACTTCCTCGACGTTGGCGCTTGGATCAGGCGTTGCGTTCTTCGCAGCCTTGGCGCCATCAGCCTTTTTTTCGCTTTCGGCTTTGATTTCGCCGGTTTCTTTGTCCAGGGTTTCACCTTCGCCCATCTGCACGTCGAAGCGCTCGCCGGTCATGTTGTCCACCACGATACCGCCGTCGATGGTGACGCCACGGCCCTGTTCGGCGGCGATGTTCACCTCTACGGCGTTGCTCACCTCGACGGAACACGGCATGTATTTCAGCACCTGCAACAGCGGTACCTTGCGCGCGTACATTTCCCAGTCGCGGAAGCTGTAGTGGCGGGAACCCACCTTGTTGTACTGGTCGCGGTGCTTGACGATCTTGGCCACGCGCCACAGCTCAATGATGGGCATCGCCGAATCCTTCACCCAACCGATGGCATAGGCGTGCGTGATGTCCTCGGCCGCGTGCAAATCGGTTTCGTTGTGAATGACCAGATCGCGGCGGGCACCATCGGTAAAGGTGTATTCCTGGTCCTTGAAGATCACCCCGGTGAACACCGTCCCTCGGCCGCTGCGGGAAACCAGATCCACCAAGCCTTTCCAGCCAGGGACAAACGTGCAGGTGTCTTTGTACGGGATCAGGTACCCGGCGCCGTTCACACCCGGTTCCAGGCCCAGCTGGGCGGCGGTCATGATCGATGCCGCGATGCTTTGGTGCGTGCACTTCTGGAGCTGCGGCGACGTGCTGAACGCGGTCAGGGCCAGCCGCGTCATGCGGTCGGCGGTGAGGTGCTTGGGCAGCGCCAGGGCCATCTGGCCTTTAACCTTGTCCATGAAGTCAGACAGTTGTTTCACAGGCGATGCAACGCGCTGGCCTGTTACTTGTTCTTTGAGCTGGTTGGTAGACATAGGTCACCCCTCACTTTTTCAGACGCAAAACGCGGCTGCTGGTGGTTTTTTCGAATTTGCCGGCGATACGTGGATGTGTGGCCCGGAAACGGTCGAGGTCAAAACGCTTAGTGTTTTGAGCTTTCCAGGTCAGCAACTGCCGTGCGCCATAAGATAGCGCACTTGCATCTAACATAAAAAGTTTTATCTCATCAGCCAGGTCGTTGCACTCCGAATCAAGGAATTTCAATTCTTTGGTCTTGGCTTTCAGGTCGTTGAACACCCGCAATATGTGGTCGGTCGCCTGTATCTTTTTGCCGTTGTCCTTGGGGAACATGCGCAACACGTCGCTGACCTTGGTAGCCGGCGGCGGGTCATTGCGCTGGATGCGGTCCCAAAATTCCACCTCGGCTTCGCGTATGCCGGCGATAACTTCCTCGTCCCTGAACACCTCATAGACCCGGAAGTCATCAATGCCCAGCATCACGGGAAACAACGTGCTTGGCGCGTCGGTGACCATCATCCCGTGTTGCCCCTGGGCGTTGTAATACACCGGGATTTGGTCGGTAAGCTCGTTGCCCCAGTCGTTGCGGTCGTAATAGTCGAACGTGGTTTTCGCCTCGACGTTGCGGCCACAGGTGGTTTCGGCGTCGATTTCAGCGGCAATGAACGGGTGGGTTTTGTCGATGTACCGGTGGTTGCGGTGGGTGACCTGGATGTCGTGTTCCATGCAAAGCATGTCGATCACATACGGCTCCAGGCGCTTGCCACGGTTGAGGATCTTTAGGCGGCCCTCGTCGGTGATGGGCTGCTGGCCAACCGTCTTATCCAGGAACACATCCAGCGGTGTGCGCCACGGGCTCAAGCCCAGGATGGCGGATATATCGCCGCTGCCCAGGTACGTTTTACGATCGATGTCACCTACGTTTTTCACGGCTGCGATTCCTCGGTGTTGGTCGGCTCCCCTTCTACCACGGGTTGTCTGGCCAGGAACACGCGGAGATTGAATTTCCCGCTTTTGCGACGACGGACAGGCATGAACAGATAGGTACCGCCCAGCATTTCGTCGATTTTTTCCTGGCTGGCCCAGCCAAGCATGGTGCCCGGCATTTCGGCCTGCATGTCCACCCGGGCGACGACGCGCAGGTGTTCGGCCATAACCTCGGTGAGGTCTTTTACGGAAACCTCGACGTGGGTTTGGTGGCGGGAGATTGCCCGGTGCATTTCCGCCAGGACAAAGGAGGCTGCTTTACTCATGCGATTCACCGCGGGCGATTTTGCACAGGTGGAAGTGACGGCAAAGCACCGCGGCGAGTACCACCGACAGCGCGAGCCAGGTCAGAAAGAAAGTGGTCATTTATTCAGGCCTCGCCAGATCCAGCTCAACCAGGATTTCGCTTACCAACCCGTTCAGGTCGGAGCCCTCGCAGCGAAATTCGTCAGGCTCTACCGGACATTCGCAGCCCATCGCTTCGGACTGGTTGTAACGGTCGAACACCGCGTGCACCTTGGCCCACCGTTCCTGGCCCAGCTCAACCTCGTAGGCACCGGTCTGGAACAGGTGAAGCGAACCACCAATGTCCAGCAGCATCATGCAAAGGTTGGCCACATCGGCCGCGTATTCGCGCATGCCGTCCGGGTTCATGTCGGTCATGGCCTTTGACAGTTTCGAGACGTGATATTCAATCTCGCCCAGGGCCTGTTCTTCGGTCATCTGCAACCAGCCTTCGCGGTCACCCTTGTGGGAGTTGGCGTGCAGTTCCTTTTCCATCAGCGCCATGAACGGGCGCAGCACTTCGGCATATTTGCTCATGGTTTCACCTTGATCAGATCGCGGATGTCAGACGCCAAACGCCCGCGCGGGTTGAGGGCGGCCAGGGCTTGCTCAAGCAGGCGCGTAGCCAGGGCCAGCTGTGCGCGCACCTCCACGTCTGCCGATGGCGGCGGCCGGATGAAAAGTTCGGTACCCACAGGAAGATCCTCGACAGCCCACCCGACTGTTGGGTGACGGTGCATGTGCCGCACTTCCTGGAAGCCGCACACCGTAGCCACCGGGTAGTTCGGCTGCAACATGGACAGGATTTTGTCGCGCAACTCCTCGGCTTGCTCGGCAGTGGCGCCATAGCACTCGACACGGCTGTACCAAGTGCGCTTTTTCGAATCGTTCGGGAACTGGTCGGCGCCGTGCACATCAATGCCGGCCCCAAAGTTTCCGCAATCGCCTACCGGGTCGGTTTCACCCTTCAAAAATTCCATGATCAATCCTCGTTTGGGAGCGCGGTGTTCCAGGCATCGCACTTGGGGCAATTGCCGTGGCGGGCGCGCCAGACTTTGGCGTCGGTGAAGCACTTGCAGTTGCTGCACTGCACCATCACCGGTTCATCGGGTGGGTCGAGCGGCGGGCCGCCCACGTACACAGGGTTGGAGGGCTTCACGATTGCACCCACTGCCAAAAGGCGCCGGGCCAGCCATGGAACGCCGACAGCACCACCAGCCCAACGGCAAGCAGGGTGCCAACCAGATCGGGCCAGCGCACGCGGTCGGCGCCGGGAATGTTGTTCTCGCCCAGCGCCTTTTGACGGGCAATGTGCGCTTTGACGGCTTCGGGCGATGCCCGTTTGGCTTGGCGTTTCATCGACGACTCCCCTTTGACTTGAGCAGGTGTTGCGCCATGGACGCAGCAATCTCACCGCGCAGCATGCGTTCCTGAGCATCCAGCGGCATGCGGTCCCAGGCTTGGCGCGTCATCCCGTAGGCAACATCACCCGCAGGCGTGACGAAGTGGAAGCGCATTTGCTCCTCGTAATACACGACCTTCGAACGGTTGGGCTCAATCTCCAGCACGGAATAGGCCACCGCGCTGGCCAGTTCGCCAGGGAGTGCAAAATCAATGAAGTCATCCACGTTTGAGCGCGGCGGGAACGGGTAGTAGGGACGATCAAGCGATGCGACGTGCACCGTGCGCGGATGGAGCGCCACAAAGTCATCACCCAGCACACGGGCAACGAGGCGCAACGCCTGCTCATTGGTGTACATCTGCTGGTGCAAGGAACTGATGGTGTCCAGTTGCTTGCCGATTTGAGCGCCGAATTCTTCCAGGGCCGAACGCATGGCGCGCTTCTGGTTACGACCGAAACGGCGGCTCATTCGTGCGCACCTGTCAGTGGGTTGAAGCGGTAAGCGCCATCCTCGGCAATGGCAGGGCGCACCCCGTTCTCATCGGCGCGAGCATCCACACGGCTGCGACCATTGATCGCGCGGACCAGACCACGGTCGATGGCCTCCAGCTTGGCAATGTTGGTTTCGATGACGTAGGCCTGCCACGGTCCGGCATCGATGGCGCCGAGGTGATAGGCCGTGTCGACCAGCTCACGCGCTGCGCACAGATTTTCCTGGGCAGTCAGTGGCCAGTTGGGGTTCTTCGCAAAGCCCAGTAGCAGCTCGTAACGTTCCTGCAATACCTGCGGGAGCGCGCGCGGGATGTGGGCCGTGGCTTTGCCGGATTCGTGCGGGTACTTGGCCACCGCTTCGGCCAGGGCGGCCTCGGCCAATGCGCGTTGTTCTTCGTTCATGGTCATCACTCCAGGGTGTTCGGTACCGACAAAGCCCGCACAGGGCGGGCTTGGGTATGGCTGCTGGTGGTTATTCGGTGTAGGCGATGGCGTCGAACTCATCTTCCGACAGCTCATCGCGGGCGGCCTGGATGGTGGCGGCGAACTCGACTTGTTCCTCATCGGTGAACAGGTCGCCGAATTCGCTGATGTCGTCGTCCATGTGGAAAAAACGATCTTCGGCGTACAGGCGGGCTACCAGGGTTTTGAAGTTGTCGGCTGCGGTGGTCATGGTCGGTTCCTTGCGGGCTGGTCGGTGCGTTTCGATGAGTCAAAGGTATGCCAGTAATGCACTTGCGTCAAATGCTTTTTGTCGCGCATAAATAAAAAATGTTTCGTTCGTTGCAAACTGATTAGCTTAGGGATAAATTGACGCCACTAAGCCATTGGAGGAAAGACGGTGAATCTCAAACAAAGTATCAAGATGGGCTTGGCCAAGCGCCAAATGCGCCAGGGTGACCTGGCTACACAGATCGGCATGCGGGCATCCAGCCTAAGTGCCTCGGCACAACGCAACTCTTGCAGCATTCAAGTTTTGGAGCGCATCGCCGCCGCCCTGGACATGAAAGTTAGCGAATTTGTTGCCCTCGGTGAGGATTGACATGAATGGACAACCCACAAGCGGAGGTCAGTAGCATGGCGCGCATCCGTTCAATCAAGCCGGAATTCTGGACAAGCGAACAGGTCATGGAGTCGTCGCCGCTGGCGCGCCTGCTGTTCCTTGGCATCTGGAATTTCTGCGACGACAGCGGCGTTCATCCGCTCAAACCTGTGTCGCTTAAGGCGCTGATCTTTCCCGGTGATGACATTGATTCGACGACTATTCGACGACTCCTCGACGAGCTATCGGCGAATGGTCTGGTAGTGCTCTATGCGGTCGGTGAAAAGGAGTACCTACAGGTTACCGGCTGGCACCATCAGCGCATCGATAAACCTACGTACAAATACCCAATAGCAGAAAAAGGAATTCCTTTAAAAACAAAGACATCACCAAAAAAATTCGACGAGCCCTCTAATAACACTACAAGACCGCTCGTAGAGGACTCGGATACGGAGAGGAGAGGAGGAAATCAAGAACACTCCATCAAATTCGATTTGAAGGGCTCATTTGCCACTTTCTGGAAGCTCTACCCACGCAAAGTTGGCAAAGCAGCAGCAGAAAAGAAGTTCGCCACCAAGTGCAAAGACCAAGAAACCTTCGAACTGATCATTGCCAGCACCGGGGACCACATCGCCCACGCCTGGAACCTTGCAGAAATGAATTTCATACCCCATGCCGCTACTTGGTTGAATCAAGAGCGGTGGAACGACGAGGTGTCGCATGTCAGACCAACCAACACCAACCGACAAGGAAGTGGGCCAGCTAGCCTTAGCCTCGTTGATCAAGTCCGCCAACGTAACGAACAGCGAGAGGCTGAGCGATCCAGAGCGGCGGGACAAAATCCTGCGCAGTCAGCCGAACTATTCGATTCCCCAATGGAAGAAAACCGAGACGGACGAGATTGGGAGGGAGAATTTGCCCGCATCTCCGACCGCGATGGGAAAATTGTGGATCCTGATGACTGACATCTACGGCCACAAGTGGACCAGCGTCCACGGCCTGGAGGATAACGGGACGTGGGGCAAGATCCTTGGCGGCCTCACAGCTCGCCAGTTCGCCGATGGCCTGCGCAAGTGGACCGACCAGAAGACGGAAGCGTCCGAATGGCCACCGGATGCAATCACGTTGCGCAACCTGTGCTTGGAGGGAAGCGCCACGCTGGGCATCCCGACACCGGAAAAGGCGTGGCGCGAAGCCGTGGAGGCCAGCACCGACCCGAACACCTGGAAGTTCAGCCACTTGATCGTCCAGGAAGCCGCACGCCTCACCGACTGGTACAGCATCCGCACCGGCACGCCCAGCGGTGACGCTGTACAAAAGCGATTCTTCAAGCGGTACGCCGATCTGACAGCGAAGTGGCAACGCGGTGAACAGCTGATCGACCAGCAGTTGCTGTTGACCCAGGAACTTGCCCAGGACGAACGCGAGCGCGCCGAGGAGCTGAACGACTTTGTGGTCAAGCAGCGAATCCGCGACCAGGGCTTAGACAAGAAATCACCGGAACAACTGCGCGCCGAGCTGCGCGAAAAGCTGGGGATCAAGCGATGAAACCGAAAGTCACACCGATGAAACGGGAAATGGCCGATTACTGGAAGTTCATGTGCCACGGCATTCGACCTGATGGTGTCGATGCCTACGGCTTCGGCCAGACCATCGAGCAGGCTTACCAAGCGTGGCTTGAGTACGACGAAACCGATATTCCGTTCTAACCGACCGCAGCACCTGGAGCTAAGCATGAAATCGAAACAGGAAATCCACGACCGCATCGCCAAAGACCTACAGGCACTGCTTGAATTCGCCAAGCCGACCTGCATGAACGAAGCCCTAGACGTGATCGCTATGCACATCGAAGCCGGCGGCATCTACTTGGCTGCGGCCGCGAGCCGTAAGCAGTCCGCCGACGCGCTGCGCACCATTGCCAACTACGTCAACGAAGTGGAATTGCCCACCGTTGCCATCGTGGCGCCGCAGCCACTGACCAATACCAAGCACTGATCAACCGACCAACCTGGAGTACGACCCATGACACAGACCACCGAAGAACTGGCCCGCGAAATGTACGAACAGCTCGCCGCCATCCGCAAAGCCCGCAAGCATCCGATCATGACGCGCAACTTCGAAGACGACCTGGAAGCCTACCTGGAAGCCTTGCGCGTTGACGCATCCAAAAGCCAAGCCCGAATTGGCGAACTGTACAGCGAGGTTCAGCAGTGGAAAGACATTTCCACGGACCTGCGCGCCAGCCTTGAGAAAGCATCCGACGAGCGCGGCGACCTGGCTGTGCAGCTGGATCACGCCAACCGCATGGTGGAGGTCTACAGCGAAGCGTTCGACGGGCAGAAGATGCGCACCCAAAACGCCCTGCGCGAAGGCCGCCAGCTGTTCGACAGCGAACGCGCCATGCGCCAAAGCTATGAACACCTGACAGACGTGCACGAACATGACTACGCAAAGCTCCAGGACGCCCTGTCAAAGCTCGCCAGACAAACACAGACCATAATCGCCCTGCACACGGTCATCATTGACTCCCAAAACGCCCTGACGAGCTTACAGGCCCGCTTGCGCCGCACTGAGCAGGACAGCTTGGGCCAGGAAAAAGAGCTGACGCGCCAAATCTTGAAGGCCGAGGCACTGAGCGACGACCGTTGGGAACAGCTGGAGGAGAAACAGAAACTCATCGTTGTGCAGCGAAAACACATTGAAAACCTGACGTTTGACCTGGTTGCAGCCCGTAAACCCGTGCTTAAAGCCAATTTCCTCACGAATTTGTGGGGCAAAAAGCGCACGCCCAAGCCTCTCCCGAAAAAAACCAACTGACAGAAACTGTAATCCCTTCAACGACTTAAAAGCGTTTGGGGGGATTCTCATAGATGCTAAAAATGGAGCTTACCCCATGAAAGATAACGATTTTTCCGGCCACGCACGGGCTGTTTCCCTCAACGCCGACCGCGCCATGCGTGTCTACATCGCTGGGCCGATGACTGGCCTACCTGAATTCAATTTCCCGGCGTTTAACGCCATGGCTGCGGTTTTGCGGGCCGATGGTTGGCACGTTGAAAACCCGGCTGAACACGGGCACGTCGACGGCGCCGAGTGGGCCGACTATCTGCGCTACGACATCAGCCGGCTTTCCACCTGTTCGGCCATGATGCTTTTGCCTGGGTGGTCATCCTCACGCGGTGCGCGCCTGGAAGTGTCGATAGCCAAAGAGCTTGGGCATGAGCTGCTGTTTGCGGTGGGCGCCGAGCCGCTGACCGATCCCCAGCCCCAAGGCGAGCCGGTGGCGATAGTGGTAGAGCAGACGCACAACTACGGCAGTTACCTGGTTTTTGGCAGTTCCATTCCTGGTGTTCAGCAGCCAGTGCCAGTGATTGAGCGGAAAGCCCACTTGCTTGACCAGTCATTGCCGACTGGAACAAAGCTCTACGCCGAGCAGCCCGCGCCGGTAGCGGTGCTGTCAGGCGGCCAGCGCGCGGGCAAGGCGCACCTGGCTGGGCTGCTGGAATCCCTGGCGAAACAGGTGTATCAGTCTTGGGAAAGCCAGCCAGGGTTTGCGCCCTGGGTCGACGGCGGCAACAGCTTGAAGCAAGACGAGGCGCGGCAGATCGCGAGCCGCACGTTTGAACTGGCCTTGGCCAACCGGGTGGGAGATTGATCATGCTCGCAGCAATCGCAAGTGGTGTGGTGTTCGTCCTGGTGATCGGCGGCTTGATGCTGGCGATAGACGCGGGGTGGATCAAGTGAGCAATATTCACGTAATGCCCGGTGGCACTGTTCCACCCGGTGAGCCTGTCAAAGGCGCTGTTGAGCTGCTGGAAAACTTGCTGATCAAGGCCAAGTCTGGCGAGCTGCGGGCGGTGGCGGTGTCCTACATGCTGGGCGAACGCCGAATCGTCACCGACTGGCACAGCGACACGGACTATTTTGCACTGATCGGCGGCGTTGGCTGGCTGCATCACAGGATGCTTGAGGGGAGCAAAGTCGAACCGATTGAATGATTGTTGCACTTGCATTATTGGGCTAAACTACCCGGGCGCCGCGCTGACCAGCAGGCGCCTTTTCACTTCCTGGAGTACGACCGATGAGCAACAAACCGAAGTGTCCCGTCTTTGGCTGCACCATTCCGCGCGGTATCCCTCATGAGCATCCGGCCGGAACGTACATGGTGATGCGCGATCCTGTTGCACCATTGAGCAGGCACGAGCGAGCGCACATCAAGGCGCTTGCTGATGCGCTCCAGCATGGCACCGGCTCTACGCTTGACGGCGAATACACCTCCATTTTGCGTGACGTGTACGCGGTGCCTGCTGACGCCAAGATCCACGGCGGCCGCAAGTTGACCCAGGCATTGCTCGAGGCTGGCCGCATTCGCCGCGAAACCGCTGACTTGGGTGTGGTGTTCGATGAGGCACCAGCACCGCGCCGCTCGTTCGTCAGCACCACCGCCCGCGTGGCCTTCTGGATTGTGGTGGTCGCCATCGTTGGAATCTGGATCTTTGCGGGGGTGAAGTCGTGACCACGTTCAGCATTGAATATCGGCGCGAGGATTACACCCTGGCCGACTGCATGCGCCCTGATCCCAAGTGGGGCAAGAAGGGGTTCACGGTTCGCTCCGAAGACTTGGGCACCGAGGACATCAACGAGGTGGTGAAGGCTGCCAAGCATCGCGACTCTGTTCCGAAGGGCTACAAGCTGTTCGCTGTTTGGAACGTGCAGACCGGTGAAAAGGTGATCGCATGACCGCCCTCATCAAGCACCAGAAACAGCCGTGCCCCACCAGCTGCATGTCGACGTGCGTGGCCATGGTCGCCGGCCTGCCAGCTGGAACAGTGCGCCGCCTGATGCACGACCGCTACCACAAGGGCCTGATCAACCTTAGCGATATGCTGAACGAGCTGGGCATTCCCTACACCTCGTTTGATTCCGCGCAGGATGACAACGCCAGGCTCGACATGGTGGGCGCTTACTTCTGCACGATGCCCTCACTGAACACGGACGGCGGCCAGCACGCGGTGGTGATCGAGGTGACGGCCACGACCTGGCATGTACTCGACCCGAACCGGGGTAAGTTGGGGCGCCGACGCCATTACATCAAGCGCGGCAAGCGTGCGCGCAAAGGCGTGGAGCTGGGCGGCTACACCGTGAACGCCTACGTCTGCTACAGCTGGTTGAGGGATCGCAAGCATGTGTGAAGTCGATGCGTTCTACCCATTCGTTGCATTTGGGGTTGGCCTGATGGCTGGCCTCGTCTGCGCTATTGCCGTCGCTGTGTGGGGTGACTGATGAGCGAACAACTACTGGCTGACCGTGACTTTCTCGAAAGCCTGCTGGATGAACTCCATGGCGGGGCATACGATAGGCTGCGCGCCTTCCTCGATGGACCCACGCCCGACCTGATCCCGCCGCGCACCATCGACCTGATGGACCAGATGGTGGTGATCGTCCTGGAGGGTGACCCGTTCGGCAAGCAGCGCCCGCGATTCGTCAACATGGGCACGTTCGTGCGCACCTACACCGAAAAGAAAACCGCCGACTATGAGCAGCTGGTGCAAGAGGAGGTGTTGCGCCTGATCGGCGGCGACGTCTTGGTGCACAACACCAAGCAGCTCAAGCGGGACACGTTCATCCAGTCGTACCTGGACATGGGCGGCAAGCCGATGTTTACGTGCCCGGTGCGCCTGGAAATGGAGATTCGCCACCCCATCCGCGTATCCTGGAACAAGGCCAAGACGGCCGGCGCGCTCAATGGCGACATCGCCGCCACGGTTAAGCCCGATCTGGATAACGTCCTGAAAATCTGGTGCGATGCCTTCAACGGCTGCATGTGGAAGGACGACACACAGGTGATTCGGTGCGTTGTGGATAAGTTGTTCGCCGAGGAACCGAGCGTGCTTGTGAGAGTGATACCGCTGGACCTGATCAACGCTTGACCCAACCCAACGCAACACCACCGAGGCTACGACGATGACTGACTTCAAAACCCGTTTGCAGCAAGAGCGCGACACCCTGGCCACCAACCTGGAGAAACTGAAAACCTTCTTGAGCGGCGACCTTGTGAAGCCATTGAGCGACCGCGCCAAGGGCCTGTTGGTGCGCCAGCAGTACGCCCAGCAAGACCTGTTGTACATCCTGGACCAGCGTCTGGTGCTGCTGGACGTCGAAGCCGAGGCCGCCGCAGCGGCTGAACGAGCGGCCTTGCAAGAACAACAAGCAGTCGAGTAGCATCAGCCCCGCAGCCTTTCCGGTTTGGTCACCGGCCCGAGTCTTCACGGCCTCGTACTCCAGGTTGCCGCCCCGCAAGGGGCATTCATTTTGCGGGGTAGCTCAGTTGGTAGAGCGGTGGGCCCATACCCCACATGTCGGTGGTTCAAATCCACTCCCCGCAACCAAATTGCCGCCATCGGTTGTTATCGAGCTACGGCATATCCCCAGCGTGAACGGCATGGCCTGCGCTGGCCCAGTATCAACCAACGCCGCGCACGAGCAAGGATGCTCACCCTGCGCAAGATGATGCCCACGGACGATAAGGCCGTTAGTCGTTAGGAATGCTGGGGCAGTACCAGCAACGTCGCGGGGTGCATAGAGTAAGTGGTGCGATACCACGCCTGCCGCGAATCATCTTCGAATACGGAAGTTCAGGCCCAGCCCCCCAAAGCTGGGCTTTTTTGTGTCCGCCGTATAGGCTTTCACCAGGGCCGGCGTAGATTGGCCCCGCCTGCCACCACTCACACACGACCTACAATCACTGACGAAAGAGGTCTTATCAATGATTCGCACACATGCCCACAGAGGCCAACCCATGGGATTTTCAGAAGCGGCTACCGCGTTGCTGATCAAGTACGGCCTGTTCATTGCCAGTCTCGTAGGCTCAATCCTGTCACTGTCGCTTCTGCGGCCGCTGACTCGACAGCAAGCGGCCTGGGCAGTTGCAACGGGGTTCTTTACCGCGATCTTTACCACTGACCTGGTTGTGGCCTACTTCGGGCTCCCGGCCGCTGGCGACTCCCGCAACGGCGTTGCCTATCTCATCGGGTTGTTTGCCATGAACCTGATCCCCCTTGGCAAGAAGATTGCCCAGGCCCTCACACGCAATTACCTCAAAGGTGCCGAATGATGATCATCAAATACAAGGCCAAGCCGCCGCTTGTGCAGGGCGTTGACGTGACATCGATCGGCAACCAAGCCGGCGAGATTGCAGCCATGATCAACGCGCAGAGCTTCAACGTGAACGTCGGCGCCGGTAGTGCTGATTTCATCCTGACCAACCAGACCGTGACCGTGAAGAACGGGCAAGTGGTAACCCTCCAACACGACACCCTCACCCAAAGCGATACCGTGGTGGTCTACAACCAAGCCGACTTCCTGGCCGCGTTCGAACCTTATGGGGAGCTGTAACGGAAAACAGCCCAACTGATGCATAAATTGCCCTGGTTGGTGCATAAAACCTCAAGCCCGTTACGTTTACGGGCTTTTTTGTGGCTGTTTGGTTCGTTGGCGTATGCTTGCCGCTGACCATCCCGATAGAGCAACAGACATGGCACGAAAGACACTTTGGAATGACGACATGGCCGGGTTCGCCAAAGACCTGTGCCTACTCGGCGCCACCGACCAGGACCTGGCCAAGCACTTCGAAGTGTCGCTGGCCACGATTAACAACTGGAAAAAGAAGCACCTTGCGTTCCGGCTGGCCATCAAGGCCGGCAAGTTCGTGGCCGACGCCCAGGTGGCGGGAGCCCTGTTCCAGCGCGCCAAAGGCTGGAGCTGTGAGGAAACCGATATTCGGGTGATCGACAAGAAGGTCGTTGTCACCAAGTACACCAAGCATTACCCGCCAGATACCGGCGCCGCCATTTACATCCTGAACAACCGTCAAAAGGAACTGTGGCGTTCGCACCAGGTGTTCGAACACGCGGGCAAGATCGCTACCGACCAGCTCACAGACGCCCAGCTCGACGCGAAGGCCCAGGCATTGCTCGCCCTGGTCACCAAACTGTCGGCCGAATCCGGCACGTTGCCCGGTCGGTCGCATGAGGGCGAGAACCTGGCCGCTGAACTTCCTGGTACCGACACATGAACGTCGACGATCTGCGGGCTCAGAAAATTGAACTGATCGAAGTCCTGGAGGAACAGGCCCGCAGGTTCCGGCGCCGACGAATGGCCAACTTCAAGCCATACCCATGGCAACAGAAGGTGTTCAGGTCGGGCGCGAAGAACAAACAGCGCCTGCTGATGGCCGCCAACCGGGTGGGCAAGACCTACAGCGCGGCTATCGAGGTCGCGTTTCACGTCACCGGTCGGTACCCGGACTGGTGGGAGGGCTACCGGTTTCAGGGGCCGATTACCTGCTGGGCCCTGGGCGTTACCGGCGAACAGATCCGCGACGTGGTGCAGAAAGCGTTGTTCGGGGAGTTCGACGAGTCGGGCCCGGACGGCACGGGCTCTATTCCGTATGAGGACATCGCCGGATTCATCCGCTCCAGCCAGACGAAAGACCTGTTGAAAGACGTGCAGGTGCGGCACCAGTCCGGCGGCATGTCGAAAGTGTCACTCAAGGCCTACAGCCAGGGCCAGAACCCGCTGATGGGTGATTCCATCGACCTGATCTGGATCGATGAGGAGCCAGTCGACCCGCTGATTTACCCGCAATGCCTGATCCGTACCGCGACCGGTGACCAGGGCCGAGGCGGTATCGTGCTGCTGACCTTCACCCCTGAAAACGGCATGACGTCGCTCGTCGCGCAGTTCACGGAAAGCCTCCAGCCAGGTCAAGACCTGCTGAACGTGACGTGGGACGACGCGCCCCACCTGACCAAAGAGGTCAAGGAACAGATCCTGGCTGCCATCCCGGCCTATCAGCGGAAAATGCGCTCGCAGGGCATCCCAGTAATGGGGTCGGGCCTTATCTTCACAGTCGAAGATGAGGAAATCATGTGCGACCCGTTCCAGATCCCCGCGCACTGGACAATCATCAACGGGTGCGACTTCGGGTGGGATCACCCCCAGGCCCACGTCCAGCTGGCTTGGGACCGGGACGCCGATGTGTTCTACGTGATCAACGCTTGGCGCAAGGCTGAACAGGATGCGGTCCAGGCATGGACGGCGGTCAAGCGCTGGGCCGCGCACTTCCCCGTGGCTTGGCCACACGACGGGCTCCAGCACGAAAAGGGCGGCGGCGAAGTGTTGAAGAACCAATACAAGGCCGCGGGCTTCAACATGCTGCCCGCACACGCAACGTGGCCAATGGGTGGTAACAGCGTGGAGGCCGGCGTGCGCGAGATTGGCGACCGGATGTTGAACGGCACGTTCAAGGTGTTCAAAAACCTGTCCGAAGTGTTCGAAGAAAAGCGCCTGTATCACCGCGACAAGAAGGGCCACATTGTGAAACTGCGCGACGACCTGTTATCAGCGATACGCTATGCCTACATGATGGCGCGTTTCTCGGTGCCCAACGTGGGCCAGAAGCCACGCCAGAACGCCATCGTTCCGACTCAAACCAACCATTGGGGAAGGTAACCCGCTATGTCCATCACCAAAGCTGAACGCTTAGCCGCAATCCACGACAAGGCGTGTAAAGCCTTCGACCTGGCTTACTGCCCCAACCAGGACACGCGCTTGGCGTGCCTGTCAGATCGCCGATTCGTGTATATCGAGGGCGCGCAGTGGGAGGGGAACCTACAGAATCAGTTCGAAAACCGCCCGCGCTTTGAGGTGAACAAGATCCTCGACAGCCTCATGCGCATTTTCAACGAGTACCGCAACAACCGGGTAACCGTCGACTTTCGGGCCAAGGATGACGCGGCCAGCGATGAGACGGCCGACGTGTTGAACGGCCTGTACCGCGCGGACGAGCAGGAAAGCAACGCGGACGAGGCCTACGATAACGCCTTCGACGAGGGCACCGCCGGGGGCTTTGGTGCGTGGCGCCTGCGGGCCAAGTATGAGGACGAAACCAGCGAAGACGACGAGCGCCAGCGCATTTGCATGGAACCCATCTACGACGCCGACACCTCGGTGTTCTTCGATGCCGACGCCAAGCGCCAGGACAAGTCGGACGCGACCCGTTGCTGGGTTATCTACACCATGTCCCACGAAGCCTACAAAGAAACCTATGGCTATGAGGTCGACCCGGCCAGCTTCAACAAGGTCGAGAACCTGGCCCGCTTCGACTGGTACACGCCGAGCGTGGTCTACATCGCCGAATATTACGAAGTCAGCATCAAGAAACGGAAGTTCCACTTTTTCCGGCTGGCCGCGCTGCCCGACGAAGCGCCAATCAAGGTGGCCGACGAAGACTTAGACGAGGAAAAGCTGGCCGATCTGCAAGCCAAGGGCTATATCGAGTCGCGCCAGAAAACCATCGATAAGCGCTTCATTCACAAGTACATCATGGACGGCCGCCAGATCCTGGAGGACTGCGGGGTGATCGCCGGGGAGTACATCCCAATCATTCCGTTCTATGGCAAGCGGATGTTCATCGACAACAAGGAACGCATGTTTGGCCACACCCGGCCGATGAAAGATGCCCAGCGCATTTACAACATGGAAATCAGTTCCCTGGCCGAGCAGGCTTCACAGTTCGGTGAATCGATCCCTATCCTGACGCCTGAACAGGTCGCCGGTTTCGAAAACGATTGGGCCGACAAGAACGTCAAGAAGCCCGCCTACCTGCTGTTGCACCCGATGACCGACGCCCAGGGCCAAATCCTGCCAGCCGGCCCCATCGGTTACACCCAGCCGCCGGTCATCCCTCCAGCGCTCCAGGGCCTTATCCAACTGGCTGGCCAGGATCTGCTGGAACTGGGCGGCAACCAGCAGCAGGGAGACGAGATTGTTTCGAACATTTCCGCCAAGGCTGTAGAGCTGGTCCAGTCCCGCCTGGACATGAAAACGTTCATCTACATGGACAACTTCAAGAAGGCGATGCGCCAAAGCGGCGTGGTCTGGCGCTCAATGACGCGCGCCCTGTATGACGAGGAAGGCCGGAAAATGAAAACGGTCAACCGCGACGGCACCGAAGATGAGGTGACCCTCAAGGAACCGGTAACCCAGGACGGCCAGACCGTGGTCACCAACGACCTGACATCGGGCCGTTATGACGTGGTGGTCGACGTCGGCCCATCGTTCGTCACCAAGCGCGACAAGACCGTGCGCGCGCTGCTGGGCATCCTGCAATTTATCGAGGATCCACAGATGAAAGCGGCGGTGGTCGGCATGATCATGCAGAACGTGGACGGCGAAGGGATGGACGATCTACGGGCGTTCGCACGCAAGGGCCTGGTAGCGGCCGGCGTGATCAAACCCACCGAGGAGGAGGAAAAGCAGCTGGAGGAGGCGAAGGCCCAGCAACAGCCGAGCGCCCAGGACAAGTTCCTGCTGGCCAGCGCCGCCGAAACGGAATCGAAAATCGCGCTCAACCAAGCCAACGCCGACAAGGCTATGGCCCAAGCACAGGAAATGCTGACCGCATCCGCGAAGAACGAGGCCGATGCCGCGCACACCCTGGCAGAAATCCAGGCGGCCATGGGTCAGCTGCTGGCCGTTGTGGGCGCTTTGAGCCAGCCGACCCAGCAACCGGCGCCGCAACCGCAGATCGCCCCGCCTGCGCAGCCTGAGCCCCCGCCCCCTGCGCTTTGATGCAAACTTTGTGGTATATACTCGGTTTCAGGCATCCATCAGCCTCAATGATGAGTGATAACGAAGGGTTAACGTATGAAAACGGCAGAAAACGAACAGGACGACAACGAGCTGAACCTCGACGATCAAACCGACCTGACCCCCGAGGAGCTTGCCGCGCAACAAGCTCTGTTGGACCAGGAAAACGAGGACGGCCCTGTGTCGATCACCCTGGGCGATGCATCCCCGCCAGGTGCAGCGGACGAGGAAGAAGCGGACGACGAAAGCGCGCCGGCCTGGGTCAAGGAAGTACGCCAGACCAACCGCGAGCTGAACCGGAAACTTCGGGAACAGGAACTGGAGCTGAAACAGCTCAAGGCACCGAAGCCCCAGCAACAACCGGACTTGCCCGTCATCGGTGCAAAGCCAACCCTGGAAAGCAGCGACTACGACGAGGAAGCATTCGAAGCCGCGCTAACCAAATGGCACGACGACAAACGCAAGGTGGAGGATCACAAGGCAAAGATCCAACGCGAACAGCAGGAGCGCGAGACAGAAAACCAGAAGGTTCTCCAGTCCTATCAGGAATCGGCGGCAAAGCTTAAGGTTCCCGACTTCAAGGATGCTGAACAGCTGGTTTCGATCACACTGTCAGACGTGCAAAAGGCCCTGATCCTGGAGGGTGCGGCCAACCCTGCAACGCTGGTCTATGCCTTGGGCAATGCCCCGGAAAAGCTGAAAGAACTCGCCGCGATTACCAACCCTTTGAAATTTACAATCGCGTTCGCAAAACTTGAGGAAAAAGTCAAAGTGACCAAACGTACCGATAAGCCAGCACCAGAAAGCGGCATCCCTCGTTCCGGTGGTACCTCCCGCGTCAATGGCGTGGATAAGGAACTTGAGCGCCTGGAAGCCGAGGCAGAACGGACGGGCGACCGCACCAAGATTCAGGCCTACAAGCGGAGCTTGCGCGATAAGAAGTGACCCTACTTATCAGCTTGCATTGAGGATTTTCAGACATGGCTAACGCATTTAGCAAAGAAGAACGGGTAGCGTTTGATCAGCTGCTTGAAGGCTTTAACGACCTGTTGGTGATGTCGCGCGCCGTCAAGGTGTTCAGCAACGATCAAACCATGATGGCCCGCACCAACGACATCATCTGGCGCCCACAGCCGTACATTGGCCTGTCGTACACCGGTCTGGACCAAACCGGCAACTTCAAGGATCAGACCCAATTGTCGGTCCCTGCGCGCATCAACCAGTACAAGGTCAGCCCGTTTCAAATGACCGTGCTGGAACTGCGTGACGCCCTCCAGGAAAACCGCCTGGGTGATGCTGCCAAGCAGAAGCTGGCATCGGACATCAACGTGTTCATCACCAACTTGGCCGCCCAACAGGGCACCCTGGTGGTGAAACGCACCGTTGCCGCGTCGGGTTATGACGATCTGGCACAGTGCGATGCGCTGATGAACGAACAGGGCGTGACCGCGAGCGTAGGCCGCCGTATGGCTGCATTCTCGTCCCGCGATTACAACGCCATGGCCGGTAACCTGGCTGGCCGCCAGACCATCAACGAACTGCCACGCACTGCATACTCCCGCGCCCTGGTGGGTTCGGACATTGCCGGCTTCGACGTTCTCAAGATGGACTATGCGGTGCGCCTTGCCGCTGCTACTGCAACTGGCGTGACCATTACCGGCGCCAACCAGTTCTACACCCCAGCAGCGACCACTACCGACATCAACGGCGGTGGCGTGAACGTGGACAACCGCTATCAAACCATCGGTATTACTGTGGGTGCCTCGACTGTGAAAGTCGGCGATGCCTTCACGATTACCGGTGTGAACGCGGTTCACCACATCACCAAGCAGGACACAGGCCAGCTGAAAACCTTCCGCGTGGTGGCTATCGTCACTGGCGCAGGCGGTACCGGTACCATTCAAATCTCCCCGCCGATCATTTCCGGCCAGGGCGGTACCGTCGCCGAACTGCAATACCAGAACGTCACCGCGACCCCGGCGGCCCTGGCGCCTATCGTGTTCCTGAACACCCAAACCGCATCGGTCAACCCGTTCTGGGTCGAAGACGCCATCGAGATTCTGCCGGGCCGTGTGGCCTACCCAACCGATGCTGGCATGCAGGTAATGCGCGCCACCACCGACCAGGGTATTGAAGTGGTCATGGTCAAGCAGGGCGACATCAACACCGGTCTGATCAAGTACCGCGTTGATACGTTCTTCGGGGGCGTCATGAACAACCCTGAAATGTGCGGTATCGAGTTGTTCAACCAGACTTGATTCCACCCACCCGCGCGACAAGAGAGGGGGCCAGCCGGTCCCCTTTTTTCTAGGAGACAGATCATGACCGACCAACAACGTGAATTCCTCGAAAAAACCATGCTGTTCCAACCCGGCACTGAACAAGTTATTTGGGGGATCCCCCTGAATACGCTTGAGGTCGACGCCCACGAGGTGGACGAATACCTGGCTGATGGCTGGTACCAGCACCCGTTCCATGTGCGTGACGCTGTAGAGGCCGAACGCGTGCGCTTGCTGGAGGAAGCCGAAGCCAAGGAAGCGGCCGAGAAAAAGCGCCTACAGGATGAGGCTGACGCCGAAGCCGAGAAAAAGCGCCTTGCCGACGAGGAAGCGGCCTTGAAGCTGGCCAACGACGAGCGCGCCAAAGCCGACAACGAGCTGAAAGCGAAGCTGCTGGCGGAAGCCGATGAACTGAAAATCAAGGTCGATAAGCGCTGGGGTACTGCCACCCTCCAGGAAGCCATCGACGAGGCGAAAAAAGCCAAATGACCACGCGCCGCGACATCATCTATCAGGCCTATGGCGAGCTGGGGCTCGCAGAATACAACTTTGATATTTCCCCCGAGGAAATGGCCACCGCGCGCCGCCGGCTGGATTCGATGATGGCGCAGTGGGAAACAATCGTGTCCATCGGCTATTACATGCCATCGAACCCGGACGACTCGGACGTCGACGACGAAACCAACCTGCCACAGGGTGTTATCGACGCGGTGGCGCTGAATCTGGCAATGCGCTTGGCGCCAGGTCTTGGCAAAACCCCGTCGACTATCACGATGAGCGAAGCCAGGATCGGTAAAAACTACGTCCTGGCCCAGTTCGCAGTGATCCCGCAAAAGCAGTATTCCGGCAATCTGCCGGTGGGGTCGGGGAACAAGCCGCTACCTGGATGGAACGGCTATTTCAGGCCTCGGAACAGGGTGACGATTACGGAAAATGGGCCAGCCCTCCAGAACGACCAGGGCGACCCATTCACCACTAACTAGCCACCACGTCCCAGCTGGCCCCGTTGTATTGCACTTGATAAACCGCGTACTGGACGCCCACCGCAATGGTGGGCGCGCCATCAATCAGCAAAGCCCCCGCGTCAATCGTTACCACGTTCGCCGACGCATCCACCTTCTTGATCGTTACCAGCTGGAGCAGATCCGGTACCGCTGGCAATGCCACGGTAAAGCCTGCGCCTGTAGCGTCTGCGCGCACGGTCAATGGCTGATAGGCCGGCGCAGCCACGACAGCATAGGCGGCGGTGGCATTGACCACTGCGGGAGCGAACGGCGGCGTGGCTGCTGGAATGTCTGGAAAGATGGGTGGCCTAATTTCCACCAGTTGGTTCTCCAGTTCGTCCACCTTGCGCCGTAATGCCTGAATTGCTTGGTCTGGCGCCTGGACCAGTGACGACTGATCAGCCACAGCGGCCGCCAGCTGCTGTAGGAGTGAGGCCGCACTATCAAGCGCCTGGATGGCCAGGGATAGTTCCTCGATCGCCTGCTTATCGGTGTTGGCGCTGCCCTGGGCGGCGTTGGCCACCTCGGCCGCGTTCACGATCAGCTCCAGCAGGACCGCGAAGTTATCCGGCGCCACCTGCGTGGTATCCGTCCATAGGTTTTCAAGGTAGCGAATCAACTTTGGGTCTTTGGTCAACTGAGCCAGCAAGCGCCGATCTGGTGGCGATGACGCTGGGTTTCGCTGATTGATATCAACCATTTGCCAAGCCCTCCAGTTCGGCATCCAGCCGCATGAACGAAACCACCGCAGCGTTGGCGCCCCGGTACCGGAACGACATGAAGTTTTCGAACTTGATTTTCGGGCGGTAGGCAATGCGCTTGGCCCGCTGTCCGTTGCGGCCCAGGCTGATAGAGCGTTCATTGCCCCAGGTCGCGCCGTCCTGCGTCCAGGACAGGAAGCACGTCGGGTCGGTCGATACTTCCGCACGCCCGGGTGTGCCTGTCAGCTCCAGCGAACTCACGATTGCCGAATTCGTCTCGTTGAAAACCAGCACCGTATCGAAGCGCCAGCCCACCTCTACGTCGTATTGCGTGAAGATGTCCGGCCGCAGCTCACCAATGCGCGGTTCCACCAGGTCATCCATCAGCCAGCGGTTGTAGGCGAACAGGAAGTGGCGGCCCTGCAAAGGCTTGGTGAAGTCGGTAGACGATGACAGCTGATACCAAACCGGCGTTTCCATGGCGATGGATGCCGCGGCGTCATAAACCAGGGTGTGGCGCTCCAGGCCGATGTACAGGCTTTGGTGCTTGCGATGCATGCGGTATTCAGCGGTACCCACGGCCAGTTCCTCCTCGGTGTACGTGGCCAGAATGTCCTCAATTTCCCGGGTAGCCACCTTGGTGGCGTTGCCGCCCGACCCCAGGTAGACCGAACAGGGCTCATTCTTGCCGCCGCCCACGAATGCCACCACCTGGTCAAAGGCGCAAGCCATGTGCGTGCCTACCGCGCCCTTTTCGATAATCGCGCCGTTGTTGCGTGCGAAGGGGAAGCCGGCGCCGCCGACGTCGCTGAATACCTCGATGGTGTTCCGGTTCACTGCCAGCAGTTCCTGGCGAATCTTGATCACCCGCTTTACCGGGTCGGGGTCGGCTTCGGATGAGCCGTATTTGAGGGGGTCGACCTTGTTGGGGTCATTCAGTTCGGTGACCACGATAGACACGCCGTCTGTGGTGACAAAATAGCCGTCCATCCATTCCAGGCTGATCACGGGGCCCAGGTCCAAATCGGTGACCTTGGACAGTAGGCCGCCCTTGAGGTAGTACAGGCTGCGCGCCGAGGCGATGGCCAAGCGGTCGAACGAATACACCATCTGCGCGTCCAGGCCGTCATCCCCCACATACCCGATAGGTTCGATAACGCCCGTGCTTTGGATGCTGCACAGCTGATCGCCGATCACCCAGTACGCCACACCATTCCAGAAGATTGACGCGCGCCCACGGCCTGTAATGGCTGGATTGCCATTGTCAAAGCGGCTGATGCCCTCGGCGGTGCGCAGGTAACCGGCGGAAACACCGCTTTGGCGCGGTACCGGTACCAAGTTGATCGGATAGCTGGCTTTGATGTCTACGCCCGACTCCCCGGTGATTCCAGACAAGATGCTAACCTGCGTCATAACGGTGGCCCTGTGTGATTTTTAACCAGTGTCAAGCATTGTATGAAAAAATGTCTCGCCCGTTCCGAATATCGCCTACCAGGGGAATAAA